CTTGTGTCCATTGATGCATTTCAAGAAGATCAGGCTCTGAATGTTGTTATGGTTTTATTATTCAAACCCGAATCAATAACTGATAATCTATTTGTTAGATTCACCTTAAAAGATAGAGAGAGCACCTAATGTCAGAATCAATTCGCCAATCTAACTTATTCGCGGCCGAAGATTACAAGAAAGTATTCAAGGCCTTTCAGTTTATTGATTACACCGCTTACGACTTTGATACCTTAAAGCAAGCCTTAATCAACTATATTCAAACTTACTATCCGGAGGATTTCAATGACTATATTGAAAGTTCTGAGTTTATTGCAATTATTGAGTTACTTGCTTACTTTGGTACAAGCCTTGCGTTCAGGACAGATCTTAACAGTCGCGAAAACTTCATCGACACCGCAGAGCGTAGAGAAAGTGTTGTACGTCTTGCTCAGATGGTTAATTATATTCCTCGCAGAAATATTCCTGCAAGTGGCCTATTCAAGATTGCTGCGGTTCAAACTAATCAACAATTAATAGATGCCAATGGCGTTCCTATTAACGATGTCTCAATATTTTGGAATGATCCAAACAATCCAGATTGGTTCGATCAATTTATTCAAGTTGTTAATGCAGCATTCAGCACACTAAACCCGTTTGGACGTCCAACGAAGAGCGGCACAATTGGTTCGATTCCAACAGATTTATACCAGTTAAATAACATCAAACGATTAAATGTAACCTATCCTGCCACAATTACTGTTAGTGGACAAACATATCCAATAGATATTGCTAATCCGGATTTTGTAACTAATCAAACAATTTTCGAACGTGACCCAGACCCGAATAATGCCTTTCACTTTATTTACAGAAATGACAGCTTAGGTGTAGCATCGGACAATACAGGTTTCTTCTTATATTTTAAACAAGGTAATCTACTTAACGTTGATACCAATTTTGAGTTTCCAGTACCTAATCGTTTGTTTCCAATTAACATTCAAAACATTAATCAAGATGATGTTTATGTTCAAGAAACAGATGAGAACGGTAATGTAATTAATAAATGGGCTAAAGTTCCAGCACTAGCAGGTGAAAATATTATCTATAATAGTATTCACTTTGCTGAAAGAAATATTTTCTCTGTTATTTCCGGACCCAACAATACAGTTAGTATTCGTTTTGCTGATGGCAACTTCGGTAATGTCCCAACTGGTTTATTTAGGTCTTGGGTTCGTGTTAGTGCAAATCAAGCACTTGTAATTCGTCCAGATGATGCACAAGGGCTGCAAATTAACATTCCTTATATTGGTGTCGATCAGCAACAATATGTTCTACGACTTATATTTAATCTTGAACAAACAATTGGAAATGCTGCCGCAGCAGAAACAGATGAACAAATTAGGTTACGTGCGCCTGAAGTATTTTCAACACAATCACGCATGGTTAATGGAAGTGACTACAATGTTCTTCCTCTTGTTTACGGCAATCAGATTGCAAAAATTCAATCTACCAATCGTACCTATAGTGGACATAGTCGTTATATTGATTTAAATGATCCGACTGGATTTCATCGTGATTTAATTATTTTCGGCCAAGATGGCGCATTGTATAGAGACAATCAAGATGTATTAATTGAAATTGTTCAAGATGTATCTAATGCTGGTAATATTGACAATATTTTAATTAATTCAATTCAGGAAATGTTAAGAAATCCACAAGTGGCTCAATTCTTCTATGATGAATATCTTCCGCAATTTGAGGAAACCATTCGAGTTAATCCACCAAATACAGGTAGATCACTATTAGAACTTGTTCCTGTGCCAGGAGAACCTAGCTTACCTTTGTTCTGGAAAACAAGTCCTCGAAAATTTAAGAATGATACAGGTTTCTTCACAGCAAGTGCTAATACAGCCGATGAAACTGCTTTACCATTAATTAATAATTTGAACCCAAATAACGTTAATAATAGTTTATATCAACCATGGAAATTTATTTCAACAGGGGCGGTATTAGAATTTGCTAAGCCATTTCCTCCCGGAACAGAATTTACAAACTTAAATTCAGCGGCAGTCAAGAGTGTAATTCAAAACGGAATTCCTTTAATTGTTGATCCAACAAATCCTTATGCTGCTGTTGGACCTGTTGAACTCGGCATCGAAGAACAACTCGGTTATCAAGCTATCAAGGTTTATCCAGTTTTTAGAAATGATTTAACTCCCGAAGAAATTGCAGAAATTTCTCAAAGAATCGACGCCGGAATTTCATTCTGGTTATATTATGATTTATTGAGAGATCACTGGGGAACATCTATACAGATCACATCAGGAATATTTAATCAAGCAGAACAACCCTGGAAATATGCAGCACCAGATGAGGTTGGCGGAGTCCCTCAAATTTATTCCACTTGGCAAAGTTATCCCGACAGTGGATTATTGTATATAAACATTGCAAGCAATAATGATCTCGGAACTATTACATATGATTTAACTGCACGGGGCAGAGTTTATGTTTTTGAATCTTATAGAAACGTTCGTTTCTATTGGGAACCGGGTGTAGTTGTACTTGATAGTGCAACAGGACAAGCACTTCAAGACACAATTGAAATTATGCCATTTGTTAATTCTAATAGTTCAATTGATAATAATTTACCAGAAGATGTTATCTCTGCCCCGTGTGAAGCTTTCTTAGAAGAACCGGTGATACTTGATATCACCGGTGTCTTTACTCAGCTCGACGGATATGTAGACACATCCAAGGTGGAAGTATCGCTAGTTGATAGTAATGAAGATGGAATCCCGGATAATCCTAACGGGTTCAATAATCTTGTAGGTTCAGACGATAGAGTTGTTTTTGAATATTACAATAATGAAGTTACAGGATACCAGAGTACTCGTCCATGGATAGGACCTTGGTCGACAACTTTTTCTAGCTCAACTGGTAATCTCTATGTTTATTTTCCGGTTGATTTGTCAGATAATACCAGATTGTATGGTTCACCATTCATTTCGAGTGTATTACTCCCCACCGGAACAGGCGCTGGAAGTCAATATGATCCACCACCAGATACTACAGTATTTCTTAATACCGCTGATCTAATTTTTATTAACAATATTGGTCAATTATTATTTAATTCTGTAGATCCCTCCGCCATAACTATAGGTAATCAAATTACAGCATTTTTTAATAATATTAGTACATCGACAAGAGAAGTAATTCCATTTTCATGGCTTGCCGGAACTAATACTATAGTTGATAAATCAAATATCGTGACAGCAAATTTTATAGATAAAATTTTCTTAATTTCGGGAAGTCCAGCAGGATCCGGTGTTTATTATTCTTTACAATCAAATCCAACTCCAAATTTATCGACATATCCTACAGGACAAGTGTTTGAAACATCTGTTGATACAGAACATTTTGATAGAAATGGTAAAGTATTCACACAAAATACAGATATTCCGGAAAATGACAGATTACCTCTATATTTTAAATGGAGCCATTATGCTCCGATTGATCAGCGTATTGATCCATCACCAACCAATATTATTGATATGATTGTTGTAACTGATGGTTATTATAGAGATATGTTAATTTGGAAAAATAGTAATGGCACTCTTGTTTCAATACCAGAACATCCAACGACTGAAGAACTTAGAATTCAATTCCAAGATCTAGAACAATATAAAATGGTTAGTGATGCAATGATATGGAATTCTGGGACATTCAAGATTTTATTTGGTCCACAGGCAGCACCGGAATTACAAGCAACTATAAAGGTTGTTAAATCTCCAACAACAAACATAAGTGATAACGAAGTTAAGACAAAGGTAATTCAGGCAGTTGATATTTATTTTGATATTAGAAATTGGGATTTTGGAGAAAAATTCTTCTGGTCTGAATTATCAGCATTTATTCACCAACAATTATCAAGGATCATTAGTTCAGTAGTTATTGTTCCTAATAATGCTAATTCACAATTCGGTAACTTATTCGAAATTGTTGCCGGCCCAACAGAGTTATTCATGTCTACAGCAACCGTGAATAATGTTCAGATTGTTGCTAACCTAACAGATCAGAATTTAAGAGTATAATACATGCCAGCTCAATATATCCAAAGATTACCTGCGGTTTTTCAAACCGTAACTGAAAAGAAATTCTTCGATGCAACATTCGACCAGGTCTTTCAAAAGAAAGAAAGCGATCTATTGGTAGGGTATCTCGGTCGTAGAAATCCCGGACATTATAATCCTATTACTGATTTTTATCTACCAGAACCTTCGAAAAATAGAACTTGGTGGCAACTTGAAGCAACTGCATACGCACGTGATGCAGACACAAATAGGACAAATATTTTCTTCTATGAAGATCTTCTTGATAATATCGAATATTACGAAGGTAATACTCTAAATCAAGATAGACTTTTTGAATCTCCGTATTACAGTTTTGGTCCACCCATTGATTATGATATGTTTCTTAATTATCAGAATTATTTTTGGATTGAACAAGGTTTGCCTGTTATCTCTATATCCGGCGTTGTGTATTCAGAAATCGAAGGGAAATTTTCGTTTACTACTGGTCCCGATGATAATCCACCAAATCTAACATTAGTTTCCGGTATGACTATTGTATTATTAGATGATCCAGTTTATAATAGTCCTCACATTCTTGAAAATGTTGGTGGTTGTATTGGATTTGCCTTAGTTGAACCACCCATAGATATTAATCTTGGAACTACCTTCGAATTTTTACCATGGGATGGTATAAAAACATTACCATCTGGTAAGGTACTCGATAATGAACACTGGGATATGACCACCTGGGAGATCGAAGGTCAATCAAGAACTGGTAACGATTATATTACTATTGAAAGAGGGGCAAAGGATAATAATGCATGGTCAAGAAGTAATAAATGGTTTCATATTTCTGCCATTAATGGAACAATTAATGCAACCAATACTTCATTTCCAACTACTGCTATAAGAGCATTACGTCCTATAATTCAATTTGTAGCAGATATACCACTTTATAAATCCGGAACTCAATTTAAGGATGTCATTGCCGCTGGGTTCGGTTCCCGTGAAGATACCGGTCTACCTTATTTAAAAACTGAGTTTGATAATCAAACTACTGGATACATTCTTACAAATTTCGAAGTCCAAATGTCCACCGGAGATTTAATTGTTTGGATGGATGATCCAGCATCTAAGAATACAATTTGGGTCGCCACTGTGGCTTCCGGTACTAATGTTGTCACCTTTGCCTCTGCTGCATCTGTAACCGAGGGCGACATTGTAATTGTAACCGGAGATGGACCCGAAGACAGTGCGAAGGCTAGACAAACGTGGTATTTTTCAAATAACGAATGGCAAGAAGTTAATAATGAAAAAATTTCTACAAATCAATTACCACTATTTGAATTATTAGATCATAATGGTGTTGTATTGGATGATCCAGATGTCTACCCAGAAAGTTCATTTAGAGGAAGTGAAATCTTCTCCTACAAAATAAATGAATCACCAAATGCAACTGTTGATCCTATATTAAAATTTCCAATTGTGTACACATCATCAGGGCAATCATCAGATATCGTTTTTCAAAATGATTTAATTACTGATAGATATACATATATCCGTGACTCTAATTTAACACCAATTGATGGTTATTATTATTACAATATTACTACTAGTAATGTTACATTTAATAATTGGAATTTATATGATAGTTGCCCGTGTGATGAAGATGTGGCAGGAGTAGGAGTAGAAAATCTTAACAAATTTATACCTACAAACGGACAATTAATTTTCGATACCTCGATTCCGACAATAGGAATAACTGGAGATGTAGTCCATCTTCAAGTTTATTTAAATGGTGTTCTTCAACAAGAAGGTGTTGGAAAAAATTATCGAGTAACCGGACCAAAGCAAATTACATTTAATCGTGGATTATCAACATCCGATGAAGTTGTTGTTATTTCCTTTCTGATTCCCGGAAATATTCCACAGTATGATGAACTTCAGATATCACCTTCAAGGACAATATTAACTACCACAGTTCCTACAATACCAGAAGACACTTCTAATAATAAATCATTCCTGCAGGTTTATGTTAATGGTGTTTATCAAATAGAAGGCGAGACAAAAAATTACCGAGTCACTGGTCCAAATCAACTTACTACTAATGTTGAATTACTTCCGGGAGATGATATTGTTCTTTATGGGCTATCAGAATTTAGTTCAGTTCCTAATTATTCAAGAATTACAGCAACATCAGGCCAAACCACCGTTATTTTTCCGTTCTTAATTTCTCCAGGAACAGCAAACGCGGCATTTATACAGGTTTATCTTAATGGTGTTTTTCAACTAGAAGGAGTAACAAAAAATTATCAGGTTACCGGTACAAATCAACTTACTTTTAATAGACCATTAGCTGCAGGCGATGATGTTGTTCTTTATGGAGCCGAACGAGTACCAACTCAACTTTGTCAAAAGTCAAGTAAACAAAGAGTTATTGATAAATTTGCTGTAGGTTATGGCGTTGAATTTCAATTTAAATTAAGCGTTATACCATATGGATATCAAATAGGCGGTGGCCCAATTCAGCCTTTGGCCGATGTTATAGTTTCAGTCAATGGAATTGAAGTTAAAAATGATGAAAATGGATTTAGGTTTTTTGAATTAAACAACAGAATTTATATTGATTTAGAATCATATCTAACTAATCTTCTTATTATTCCTCAATCGATTGCACCTGTTGTTGAAATTCAAACTTATACACATGGATTACTTGATCCGTCACGCCCTGGCTACTTCGAAATACCTCAACAACTCGAGGCTAATCCAACACAACTCGAAATTTCAGAAATTAGCACAAGTGGATTAATTGAACATTTTTCATCTATTATTTCAAATCAAGAAGGGTTTGAAGGAACTGCATTCGGTGGTATTAATAATTATATTAACTCACCGAAGAATAGAAGTGTTGGTACATTTATTCTACAAAACGTTGCACCTGCATTAAAATCAATGCTTATATCATCTTCTGATGATTTAGATTTTATTAAAGGTGTTCGTTTTAGCGGCGATGAATATACTAAGTTTAAGAATAGATTTTTAAGTGTAGCTCAACAATTAATCAATCAAGAATTTATCGCACTACAGGTAGAGAATAATACTGTAGATATTTCTATATGGGTTGGTGAAATACTTAGAAGGCTTAATGTTTCTAAAGAGTTTTCAAATGCATTCGCATATTCATATATGGTTGCACAAGGAACACCGACGTATTCAGAATTACTTACAGCCTTTGGATCATCTCAACTTTCAAATTTTATTAACCTAAATGATCCAAAAAATATAATTTATTTTTATGATATTTCAGATCCAACAGATGAACATATTTTAATTGCCGGAGTTGATTACAATATTACTTCAGTTGATAATCCAATTACAGTGCAATTTAATACAGATACCTTATCAGGTGTGATTTCTGGTGCAGATGCAAATGCATATTCGATTGATAAAACTGTATATGTAGATTCAACTACCGGATTTTTAGTAGGTATGAAAGTTGTAGTTGTTCCCGGTACAGGACCTGGCGAGTTTCAACCAGACACAAAAATTGTAGAAATTCTTGATTCAACAAGTTTTTTAGTTGATAAAACCCCTATAATTCCTGTAGCTGACGGTGAGACACCTGGAGTTCGTGTTGCTGCTGGAACTGGAACTAATATCCTCGCTGTACTTTATGAAAATCCTTTACCAACATACATTCCTTCTACACCAACAAAAGTTGGAGCATGGGGAGCATATGTTCCTAGAATTGAATTAGATACTAGTTATGCAGTTCCAACACATGTTATTATAGGGCACGATGGTTCTAAATCAATAGCATATGGTAATTATTTTTCAGGACCGGATTATAGCCCGGATTACAGAGATCAACTTCTATTAGACCTCGAAACAAGAATTTATAATTTTCTACAATCAAAATATCGTAATGAATATAATATTCCATTACGTATTGAATCTATCAAATCAGGATTCTTTAGAAAAACTCGTTTTTCGAGAAATGAATTTCTCGAAATTACAGAATCATATCTAAATAAATGGGCTGCAAAAAACAAGGCTAATTATCGTGTTAATGATTGGCCGACAGCAAGTCTAACAACACCTCTCGATCAATTATGGAAACTATATAATTACAGAGAAGCAATGACTGCTTCAGGCGAACAAACTGATCTTCCGGGAAATTGGAAAGGTATCTTCCAATATTACTACGATACCTATTATCCAGATACTCGTCCCTGGGAAATGCTTGGATTCAGCCAAGAACCTGCATGGTGGCGTGAAGAATATGGAGATCCACTTCCTAATCCAACAGATCCACTGGGAGAAGATGTTTGGGGAAAAAATGCTGCAGGACTTCATAATATGTATCAAGATATCGAAGACGGCATTATTCGTCAAGGACCGTCTGCAATTTATGATCCAGATATTGATCCTGATCTTATACCTCCAGCAAATCCAGTTAAATCTCAAAAAATGTGGGAGCGTCCTGAACTAGTTGGATTGAATCTTGTTCCTGTTGATGTATCCGGTAAAATTAGGACTATTGAAGATCTATTTAATTTAGATATGAGTTCAGTATTAACGCACGTCGACGATCCTTGGGTTTATGGCGATGGTGGACCTGTTGAACAGGCCTGGATGTCAACCTCTGGATATGCATTTAATGCAATGGAATTCTTATATCTGATGAGGCCTGGTCCATTTGGTGAATTATTATGGGATACATTAGGTACTGAAATATCGCCCGGAATGATTACAGTTCCGGACTCGGCTACCCCAGTTCTGTCCAATAAGAATTGGCAATATGTTCAGAATGATAGATATAAATTCGAAGTCGATCCATTTACTCACGAACCAGATCCGTTCTTTAATTGGATGCGTCCTGAAAATAAAGATCAGATTGTTCACGGTGAAATTATTGATGGTGTACCTCAAGTAAGATTCGGTTATCAGAATTGGATCAGCGATAGAATTCTTTTTCTTGGAAAAGATCTTACTACTACCTTTGGACAAAAAATAAGAAGTCTTGATGTTAATCTAGCAAATAAACTTGCCGGATTTATTAATAAAGATACAACCAGTACTTATATTTCTTCTGCCACTCCCGGATCAACTGCAGGATCATTGATTATTCCAACGAATAATTTTGAAGTATTATTACACAAAGGTCCGGTAATTGATACCTATTCTTACAGTGGAATTATTATTCGTGCTAAAGGAGATGGAACATTTGTTGTCTATGGATATGATTTATTAGATTCTGAATTTATTACACTAGATAGAAAAACCGATAAACTAATTGAAGTTTCTGTCGGTGGAACACCTGCAGAATTTAGATATTTCGAAATAGGTGCAACTTACAAACAAGGTGAAATTGTCAGGTATAACGGCATTTATTATTCAAGTAAGGTAACACAAACTGTTTCAAAATTTGAACCAGCTGGGTGGGATAAACTAAAAGGATTGCCAACAGTTGGTGGTATTTCGGTAACCTATAAGCCAGTTTCAGATGTTACAATTACAAGATATCCATATGGTTCAGTCATAACAAGTGTTCAAGAAGTTTTCGATCTCATGATTGGGTGGGGTGCTTATCTTGAGTCACAAGGTTGGCAATTCACAGAGGTAAGTCAAGAAACTAACATGCTTAGTGATTGGTTATCTTCTGCTAAACAATTCTTATTCTGGTTGAATACAAGCTGGGCACCCGATGCATCTATACAATTAAGCCCGCTTGCTAATTCAGCTTCCTTAATTGTAAAGCGTGGTTATCCAAATGATGTTGAAATGTTATCAAATGGTGTCTATAGTATTTTAGACAAATACGGTGTAGCAATTCCACCAAACGGAACCATGACTGATAGAAACGGTCCATATATTAATGTGGCACCCACGGATATATCTGTTGGCGGAATCTATTATCTACAAATTAATGCGGCAGAAACAGAACATATTATAATTTTTGATAATACAACAAGCTTCGGTGATATAATTTACGATCCATTATTACGAGCAAGACAACAACGCCTACGTTTCAATGGATTTAGAAGTAATGGTTGGTATGGTAAAATGGAAGCACCGGGATATCTGATTATTGAAGATCAACTTGTTCCTAATTACGATACTATTGTTGACGCAATGCGTTACTACTATGATTCCAATGTTACTATTGATAATCCAAGTTTAGAAGATCTTGGACGCAGCCTAATTGGTTATGAAAGTAAAAGTTATCTAGACAATTTAGAAGTTGCTAATGATGTTCAATATCTATTCTATCAAGGTGTAATTAGACAGAAAGGTACGAAGCTTGCATTCGAAAAATTATTTAGATCTACAAAAGTTCAAGGCAATGAAATTATCAAGGTATTTGAAGAATGGGCCCTTAAGCTTGGTGATTTCGGAAATACTGTAGAGCAAGTTTCGACAGAATTTAAACTGGTGCCCGAACAAAACACCGGTGAAGTTATTGTTGCTAAATTAAATTTCGTTCCATCGACAATTGGTTTTGTAAAACAAATTAATATTCTTAATGCTGAAAATATCTACAGTAATATTCCGAAATTAATAATTTCAGATCCGACAGCTACACCTTCGATAGTTTGGACAGATTTTAATAATTTTGCGACTTACGGCATTGGTGATGTGGTTAAATTTATTAGTTCATCCGGGATTACCGGTTTCTATGCGAGCAAATCCACTGTGGGACCAGGGCCATTTGATGCTGAAAATTGGGAAGTAATTCTTGCTCCAAGAACAGCAAAAGCTTATGTTGTACTTGATGGCAATAATCGAATTGCTCGTGTTGATATTTCAGATCCAGGGTTTGGATATACAGATGCCCCAACAGTGACTATTGATTCAGGTACAGAACCACACGATCTTGATGTACTTTATGCTGTCTGGCAAGGTGCAATTTTACGTGATCCAACACTCGATAATATCATTAATATTGATATCGATGACACTGAAAAATGGGTGGTTCGCCCAATAGAACCGGATGTTGCCTTGGAATTTCCGTTAACAGATAAAATTGACTATACTCTTCCAAATGCAGGATATGTTCATTTTAATGATGTTGATTTTAGTATTTTCGATGTTAATCAACTTACAGCAGCATGGGGCACAACTGGATTTAATCCTATTAGAAATAATACAGTTTGGGTAGCAAATACATTTACAGAAGACTGGGGTGTCTATAAAATGGTAGACATTACAACTAATCCATTAGCACCAGTACCATATGCAACTACAACTTTCGATGTAATAGTAGGTGACGGTGACCAATTATTTTTAAGAACTGAAAGTAATTATTTAATTGTTCCACAGAATGTTATAACTCCTGGACCTACCGAACATAAAACTCATTTTGGTAATATGATTTCCTTGTATGTGAATGAAGCAAGGGCTATTACAGAAATTGATGGTGGATTCTTAACTACGGCAACGGCGGTTGCGGTAGTACCTTTTGCTGCTAAGGCAACATCGGTTATATCCACTGGAGGAAAGGTTAGTGATATTAATCTTACTTCAGCAGGATTTGGATACAACACACCTCCATTAATTGATATTCAACATCACACTCGTGCGACAGCTATAGTAGGTGGCGTCGCCGCTCCGGCCGCCGGTGGTGCAATTACTTCCATTCTGATGAGTAATTTAGGAACAGGTTATGTTACGGTACCGACCGTTAGTATTTTTGGAGACGGATTAGGTGCATGGGGCACAGCAGTAATTTCGAATGGTCAGGTAACATCAATTACTATTGGTGGCGGTGGTACAGGTTACACAAATGCAACTATTGAAATTGCACCACCTACCGGAATAACAGCGGCAGCTACAGCCGAACTTAATGGAAGTTCAGTTTCAAAAATTATTGTAACAGAACCCGGAACCGGGTATCCAGCTGAGCCTGTGGTTACTATAGAAGCACCAGAGGGAAATGGAACTGTATTTGAAATTATAGTTACAGATCCTGGTTCGTCATATACTACTGTTCCTACAGTTATTATTACTGGAACTGGAATTGCAGCAGGCGCTACAGCAGTAGCAACACTAACAGATGGAAAAGTGTCCTCTATTACTGTTACCGCTGGAGGTGCTAATTATACATCTGCCACAGTGGCAATTGCACCACCGACAGGTGGTCCTGGAATAATTACAAATATTCAAATAACAAAAACTGGTGCAAACTATACGTCTCCACCGTTTGTAAGAATTTCTGAAAACCCGGCGGGAATTGGAGTAGGTGCAACTGCAATTGCAGAAATTGCAGGTGGCGTGGTATCAAATATTGTTGTTACTGCTGGTGGTACTGGATATGGTAAAAATACTAAAGTTACGATTGATCCTCCAAGGTCAGTAAATCCTGCAACAAACTTTGCTCTTCCATTTGTGTTTGATCCAATTGAAACAGCAAATCAACCACCGGGACCAGTACAGTATAATTATTACGGTCTAATAACTCTAGATGGAACTCCTATTCTTTCTACAGATGTACCCGAATATGCTAATTTTACAAATTTATTGTTATTTAAACCAATGCGTTTCTTAACTGAATTTGATTCCTTAATACTAACCGGTGATAACTGGATTACTCTTGATGATAGGATTTGGGTCGATGGAATTGATAGAACTCCAATTACATGGAATGTCTTTGATGTTAATACAGCAGCATCATATCCACCAACAGGTCATAGGCCATTTAGAACACAAGAAAAATTAATTAATACATCTCTGTTCGAAAGTGCAAGTGTATTTAATGATGAGGGAGTTGAACTTGTTCAATTACCAGTTTATGATCCATTTAAATTTATTTTACCGGGGCTTGCAAAACAAAATATTTCTTATATATCTTTAAGAGATCCGGCAAGATATAACGTTACTGGCGATGAAAGATTGTTTAGCGATATTATTACATTTGGAGAAGCACAAGTTGGAAAATTGTGGTGGGATCTATCAAGTACAAGATATGTCTATTATGAACAGCCAAAATCACGAGAAACTAACCCGACCATACCCGGTTTCGAAACTGAAACCGATAATCTCATTTACAGACGCGATCATTGGGGACAGTTATTTCCAGGATCAACGGTTGCAATCTACGAATGGACAAAAAGTCCGGTACCGCCAGCCGAATACATAGGATCGGGTATTCCTCGTGATGTTACATCTTATGTTCAAATTTCAACATCCAATAGATTTACAAGCATTACCGAGACACATTATTATTTCTGGGTTCGTGGTTCAATTGATCTACCGAATGTTAAAAATAGAACTGTAGCAGCAGTTGATGTTGCAAGGTTATTACAAAATCCTAAAGGTCAAGGATTCGCATTCTTTAGCCCAATACAACAAACTGAAACAAACAATTCTTACATGTTTTCTAATGTACAAGAAATTCTTGCATATCAGGGAGATAATATTCAAGTTCAGTATAAACTTTCTGAAAGAGATGATCAAGAACATACACAATGGGCATTATTCCGTGAAGGTGATCCAAATTCAATAGTTACTGACCAATTTTGGAATAAAATGGTTGATAGTATAACCGGATACACCGAAGAATTACCCATTAACGGTGAGTGGGATAACGGTATTGTTATTGTTCCAGGCGAAAGCGAAGTTTTACCGGTACCCGACCCAACACTTAGTGAAAGAGAAAAGTATGGTATTAAATATCGTCCACGTCAAAGTATGTTTGTTAATCTTCAAGCCGCAAGAAAAATCTTTGTTCAGGCAGCAAATGAATTACTTAAACATATTCCTATTAGGGATAATAGCCCAAGTTGGGCCGATGGTATAACTACTGAATTTTGGACATATACAAATTGGTATGAACTTGGATATGAAGATGCTGTACCAACAGTTGTATTCCAAACCTTAACTCAGGCCAATCAAGCATTAATTCTAGGAAACTTAACGAAGGATACAATTGTTCAGGTCATCGACGGAACCATTGATGGAAGATATATTTTATATGTGGTAGTTCAACCAAATCCTAATATTCCGGTATTAAGCTTAAATGAAATAGGAATTGAAAATAGTTCAATTAAATTACTTGATACTATGTACACAATTATCAACAGATATGAATTGTCTGTAGAATTAAGAGAATTGTTAAATGCATTTAGAACAGAAGTTATGATTAACGAATTTCTTGTAGATCAAAATGAATTGTTCTTTTCAATGGTTAATTATGTTCTAAGTGAACAGAAAACTCCTGATTGGGTATTCAAAACGTCATACATCTTTATTAAAGAAGACAATATTCCATTAACACAAAGTCAACTTTTTATTCCAGATCAAATAGGAAATATAATTGATTATATTAAAGATGTTAAACCATATCACACACAAATTCGTAATTATACTAGTTCTTATCATACCATGGATATTGCTACAGGAAGTGTTATACAAGAAACTGTAGATTATGTAAGTTATGGAGCGGCCCCGTGGGATGCCGGTATTGCAGATCATTGGGATATGAGTCCATGGAGTCAAACTTTTGTTGTAGAGAGTGGTCGTCTCTATCCGCCATCGCCTCCAGAAGAATAAAGTATATACTTATTTTTCGAATAAATAGTAAAAATATAAAAGGTAAAAATGTTTACAGATTTAGTTAAACTCTCAATTCGGGGATTTTTAAAAATTATCGATAAGGATACAAAAAGAGTGTTAGTTGACACTCATAATGATATCTTGTATGGTAATATGACAATGGCGGTGGCACATTCATTAATAGGAGACCCCAGTAGCTTTATAACTTATATGGCCTTCGGTGACGGCGGTGCATATATTAGCGGACCGGGTACTGTTTTGTACAAACCTACCTTAGGTAGTACCTCAAGTGTCATTAAAAATCCTACTGCAAATTTATATAACACCACCTATGTTAAGAAAATATCAAATGGAGCATCTGATAGTACAAATTTTAATGTAACATCTCGTGCTTATATTCCTGCAGAAAACTATGCAGTAAGCTATGAAGACATTATTGTTGATGTTACTATTGATTTCTTTGAACCACCACCAGCACTGAGCATAGGCGCACCTAATACTATAACCATTAATGAAATTGGACTATTTGCCGGAACACCTAACCTATTCGCTGGCGGTTATACGCAAACTCAAGCTGATATTGATAATTTTGTTCAACAAACTCCTAATTTTTCAAACAGTACGGGATCGAAATCTAAACTAATGCTTACACATGTTATTTTCGATAAAATTGACAAATTAGCAACCAATTCTATACAAATCGTTTATACACTTCGCATACAAATGGGTGTATCGTGATAAATAATAAAAACCAGGGAATTTAAATAAAATGGCAGATTACGCAATTCACAGATCAGATGGTGTTATCATAACCATTCCTCAAGACCAAATTTATCAAGAATTATATAACCCGGCAGGTGGTGGAACGGGAACTGGAGGAGTCGGTGTCGGTATTCAACTTGTTGGTCAAAATGCAGTTAGCTATGGTGCACCGATAGCACAAACTTTTTTACAGTTGACTGAAAATTTTGCAAGTGTTACCAATACGCAACCAAAAGGAAAATTTGCATTAGAAGGTCAACTCTGGTATGATAAAAGCTTAGATAATTTATATGTAAGAATTACACCCGGTACTGCTGATGGAAATGATGTTGGTCCATTTAGTGCTAACTGGCAACAGGTAGTTACAATTGGTGGTTCGGGTACTAGTGGTCTCCCTATTATTAACCCAGCCGTACCAAAGGCCGGTGATATTCAAGTTCTAACAGGCCCTACCAGAATTAGTATTTACGGCGGCGGTACATGGAATCAAGTATTTCCAGCTATTGCTGTTTACGGTTAATTGGAAACTATTGAATGACTTACGCCACCGGCTCAACAATTCTTGCTGCAGATTATAATGCCTTCGTCTCCGCTGCCAATAATATAGACGAAGTATTTGCTGATCTTCATTCTAATGCCACTACGGTTGCGGCGGGCGCTGATTTCGGATATGGTCGAACATCACCAACAGATGTTGCAATAGGTCAAACCATTACAGCAGCACAATGGAGTACATTATTTAATAATATAAGAAATACTGGAACTCACCAAGGAACCTCAACAGCTACATTGCCGGCGAATCCTGTTGTGGGTGGTCCTATTATTGCCTATTCTGCCATACCTACACTACTAACCACATTAAGAACAAATCGATTTCTTCTTCCGGGCGGAGAACAAGCATTCACTACATCGACCCCCGCTACAACTGGTTCAGCACCGTGGACAAATACTCTTACATATACATTTTCAATTAATATGGGGAATTGGAATCAAGCAAGGTATTTCATGAATTCCGGCGGTCAAATCGGGTTTACAGCAACTTATCCTACAGGTGCCGGTGATGATGCAATGTGGAGTACCTTTTGGACTGAAGTTGGACAAATATTTTTAAGAGCAAAAGATTCGTTTGCAGGTGGTTCCAGACCAAACTCAATTTCTACTGGAGGATTTTGGGGTACAACTGGAAACCCATTACCGGTAGATCCAGCACCTTATTTCGAAGTTTTTCGTGCTGTCTACGGCGGGGGTGGTGTTTATACCAATAGTTCAATATCTGTAAGGGTAAGACTTGCTGGCACACCACCAGCTGTCAATGCCGGAACTGTACAATTTCAAGTGATCTTAACGCAAACTGATTCTGTTCCACCACTTGATACCAAAGCACAAGCTACACAATTTTATTTAATTGAAGTACACTCGGCAGGTGCACTTCCTTTCTTATCAGGAGCAGGAGGACCAGGTCCAGCGGTAGTTAGTCTCACACCGGGATCGTATGTATTAACCTAATATACTCAATACCAAAAACCTCCGTTAAAGCTATAGATAAATAGTGTAACGGAGGTTTTTTATGAACGATAGATTAGAAAAAGCATTAGAGTTTGCTAACTACAGACAAACTCTAAATACTCAATTAAATAAATCTAAAATTAAAACAGATGGACTTCTAATCTTAGCTAAGAATGGCGGAACTTTCTATGTTAGCCAAGAACTCATTTGCTTTCTGGATTATCTAATTAGAGAAGGAAGAACTAGGGCAACTATTTTTGATAGAAATAAATTACCGGTTGAAATATTAGATATACCGGGATTTCTAAAAGAAGTAACAACACGTTACTTTGAAGTATCAAATGATTTCTTAAGAGAATATCAACTTATTAGAAAAGCAAGAAATGTAAAATCTATCCTGGAAATTGAATGAGCAGAGGTGTATTAATGTATGCACATAATAATCCAGAAATTGATTATTTCAAAATTGCATGTGCAAATGCTTTAATGATTAAGAAGAATTTACAGGTGCCTGTAACATTGGTAACCGATGATGGTTCAGTTAATTGGGGGAAAGAGGCGTTAACTGAAGAACTTGTTAATCAATGTTTTGAAAATATTATTATTATAAAAAAGAATTACAAATTCAAAAACGAAAAAAATTTTAACGATACATCTTTTAATAATAAAAGTCTTCAATTTTATAATTGTAATCATTGGGAAGCATATAAACTTACCCCATACGATGAAACATTATTTATAGATTGTGATTATCTAATTATGAGTTCGGCTCTTAGCAATTGTTGGAACAGTAGAAACGATATAATGATAAATCACAAAATTTATTCTCCTATTGATCAAGTGACACCATATTCAAAAAATATAGATGATATGGGTATTAAATTATATTGGGCTACGGTTATTTATTTTAGAAAATCTCCCCTAGCCAAACATTTATTTTATTTGGTGCAACATATTCAAGAAAATTATCGCTATTATAAAGATTTATATTATTTCTCTAGCGGAATGTTCCGAAACGATCATGCCTTTAGCATTGCTATCCACATGATGAATGGGTTTAATGAGTTTGAATCAGTTGTAAAAGAACTACCAATTCCCGGGTTATTAATGTCATGGGATGTAAATGATATTCATTCGGTTGATTACAATAATCTTATTCTTTATGTAGAAAAGCCTAAAGTGCCGGGGACATATATTCTATCTAGAATTAAAAATACAGATGTTCATATTATGAATAAATGGGCAATCAATAGATATGCAGATAAATTAATCTCATTATACAAGGACTAAAATGAGTAGAGGATATCTTATCTTAGCACAAAATTCAGAGTCGACTGATTATATTCGTATGGCTTATGCATTAGCCTTAAGTATCAAAGGTACTCAATCAGAAGTTAATAAGGTTGCCATTGCAACAGATGACATTATTCCGGAAAAATATAAACATGCATTTGATCATATTGTTCCAATACCCTGGATGGATCATGCCAAGAATTCAGAATGGAAAATCGAAAACACATGGAAGTTTTATTACATGACTCCATTTGATGAAACTGTTGTCCTTGACGCCGACATGTTATTTCCGACAGATATTAGTTATTGGTGGGAAGTTCTTGCAATGAAAGATGTGTGGGTTACAGATAAGCCAAGAACGTTTAGAGGAGAAATAATAACTTCAACAAAATATAGACAAGTTCATGTTGCTAATAATCTTCCTCATTTTTATATAGCATTTTTCTATTTTAAGAAATGTGATTTAGCCTCAGAATTATTTAAGCTAACAGAACTTATATTTAATAACTGGGAAAGATTTTATTATGATTATTTAGACGAAACAAGACCTAAGTTCAATTCGGGTGATGTTGCATATGCACTTGCTATCAAATTACTAGGAATTGAAAATGAATGTTTTGATACAAATTCTATACCAACCTTTGTTCACATGAAATCTGCTTTACAAAATATAGACCAAAAACTTATTGAAGAAGATTGGACAAAAAGTATTCCGACTTATTTTACAGAAGATTGCAAATTTAAAATAGGAAATTATGAACAGTATCTACCATTCCATTATCAGATTAAAGAATGGTTAACTGATGATATGATTAGTAAGTTAGAAAGGAAAATTGGAGTATGACTTGTGTCTTCTTTGATAAAGACGGAGAGATTAGAGGAATGGCACCGACAGAACATGATCTACAAGATGAAACATTATCTGTTGCGATATTTGATTTTGCTGAGGTTGAACCATTCTTTACAAGAAAAAAGAATACATTTGACTATACAGTAAAGAAAAAAGATGAAAAATTTATATTAGAAAAAAAGATTGTTGTTAGTATAAGTTATACTAGAACATTAGATAATTACCTTACTGAAATTGAAAATGTAAAACCGAAGACAACAATTATAACTATTACCAATAATAAAACTGACAAGGTATTTATTGTTGAGTTTTCTCGTGCATTCAAATTATTATATAATGATGGTACTGATGAAGATAAAAAAGTTATTGAAGATATTTTAAAAAGCAATGCTACTACCATCTATATTACAAAAAAACATAATCCATATCATTTTTTATTTAAAATAATTTTTTTACCCGGAGAACTGTTTCGACAAGATCGCCTTTATTTTAATTACAAAGGTACTATTGAAAATGCTAGTGCATACACAAGGAGAATTATTAGTGGGTATGGATATAAAGAGGTATCTTAATGACATTTAAATTATTAAACGAGCTAGATGTAATATTCATAAGTTACGACGAAGATAACTGCGAAGAAAATTGGGCAGATTTACAAGATAAAGTTCCATGGGCTCAAAGAGTTCACGGTGTTAAGGGTTCTGATTCTGCACATAAGGCCGCAGCAAACTTATCTGAAACTGATAGATTTATTTCCGTTGATGGTGATAATATTATTGATCCGAACTTTTTCGATATGGAATTAGATTTCGATCATCCTACTCTTCGAGATAAAGCTGTAAGTTGGGCCGCACAGAATTATATTAATGGACTCGAGTATGGTAATGGTGGGCTAAAATGTTGGCCTAAAGAATATGTACTGAACATGCGTACACATGAAAATTCTGATGAAGAAGATGAAAGAAATCAGGTTGATTTTTGTTGGGAAGATAGTTATGTTCAAATGACAAATCAATATAGTATTACTCGTCCGAACGGAAGTCCAAGACAAGCATTTCGCGCAGGCTTCAGAGAAGGTGTTAAAATGAGTCTTCGTCGTGGTGGTAGAGCTGATCCCGATAACTTTAAGAAAAGTATCTGGTGGGGTAACTATAAAAGATTAATCACTTGGTGCAGTGTAGGTGCTGATGTTGAAAATGGAATGTGGGCAATGTATGGAGCACGTTTAGGTTGTTTTATGACAACCTTAACTGAATGGGATTATATTCAAGTTAGGGATTTTGAATATCTAAACAACTTATTCGAAGATGAAGTAAAGCCTAAATTCCTAGCACGTCCTGGAAAAATTAGCGAATCTATCGAAAAATGTTATAAGACTAATTATACATGGGACAGGGACACCTTATGGAGTTCGATAGAAAGTTTAGGAGAATCTTTAAGAAAAGGTATAGGACTCGAAGTTGCTGAACTTAATGAAACACAAAGTAAATTCTACAAGGCTGCTTATGTTAATGTTCCACGCATGGGTAAACTTTTTACCGAAGAAGAACTAAACGAACTAAGAAAAACAAATAAATGATTGACGCTGATCTTATTATTAAATATACGAATTCACTCTACGCAACACCAACAGAGGATGCGCCTCGCTACGATGAGTTCCGCGATATGTTCAGTTCAGGGCAGATTTACAGCAAAGAATGGATATTAAGAGAATTAGTTAGATTAGATCCTATTCACCAAAATAAACATTTCTGTGTTGCAGGTGCCTGGTTTGGAACACTAGGTATGATGCTAAAAGCTAGATTCCCAAGCATATATGTAACAATGATGGATATTGATCCACGCTGCGAAAAGTTTATTCATAATATGATTTACGACAACGGCTTCATGAAAGTAGTGACAGATGACATGTATAAATACTATTATAATGAAGACTTTATTATTAATACCAGTTGTGAACATATTCCAGATATTAAAACATGGCTAGATTTAATACCAAAGGGTAGAACAGTAATATTACAATCAAATAACTTTAAGGAAGGCAATGGTCATATTAATTGTGTTTCAAACGAAGATGAGTTTGTTGAACAAACCGGTTTAACAAATATCTTATATAAGGGTAAATTAGAAATGCCGATGTACACAAGATTTATGATTATAGGAATTACATGAACGAAACACCAATCATGCTTGTCAGGAATAAACTGAATGCAATCAGCCCTTCCTTTTGTGCGGCCAAATGGAAACAGGTAACATTGCATCTACAAACTGGGCACACCCATAGTTGTCACCACCCAAAAACTCATAAAGTTCCTTTAAGTGAACTAGAAGATAATCCCGGTGCATTGCACAATACCAGCTACAAAAAACTCCAACGCAAAGACATGCTCGAAGGTGTTCGACCAAAAGAATGTGATTACTGTTGGAAAATTGAAGATAGTGGACCTGATGCAATTAGCGATCGTGTTTATAAATCAGCAGATTCATGGGCGCGTCCATACATAGATACAATTAAAAATATGCCATGGGATGATGACGTATTACCTTCCTATTTAGAAGTATCATTTAGCAGTGTTTGCAATTTCAAATGCAGTTATTGTTCACCGCAGATTAGCAGTAAATGGATGGAAGAAATTCAGCAATTTGGTCCTTATCCAACATCATCAAGTTTCGGTAATATTGAGTGGCTGAAGATGCAAGATGCAATGCCTATTCCACATAAAGAAGAAAATCCTTATGTTGATGCATTTTGGAAATGGTGGCCAGAAATTTATACCAAACTAGAACACTTTAGAGTTACTGGCGGTGAGCCTTTACTCGCAAAGGATACATTTAAGGTATTAGATTATATTATTGAAAACCCAAATCCAAATCTTGATTTCTCAATCAACACCAATCTAAATCCACCGGACGGATTGTTAGATAAGTTCATTGAAAAGATTAAGATTATTTGTACAGAAAATAAAGTAAAGAAATTTAAAATATTTACAAGTGCTGAAGCATATGGAGAACGTGCTGAATATATTCGCTTTGGTTTAAATTATGATCAATGGTTATTTAATATTCGTCGTATTCTTAACGAAGTTCCTAACTGCACATTTACAGTTATGAGTACCTATAATGCGTTAAGTGTTCATAGTTATTTGAAGTTTATGCAAGATATTCTTGATATTAAATTAGAATATGGTAGATACGATGCACCGACATCTCCAATTATTCTTGATGCACCATATTTAAGATTCCCTGTTCATCAAACTATTTTTATTCTTCCGAAGAAGATGCTTGCACCAATTTATGATCAGGTAACTATGGTCTATAAAAATTTACAACATCCCGAATGGTACGGCACTGCTAATAGAGGCTTTTACCAATGGGAGGCTGATAAGTTTAAAAGAATTTATGAACTTATTATGCATAAAGAAGATAGTGACGAAGTAACTATTGATCAGAAAGATTTTATTAAATTCGTTGATGAGCACGATAGACGTCGTGGAACTGATTTTCTAAATACTTTTCCGGAGTTTGATGAAGTATATCATAAATGGAAAAATGCT